AGGACAGGAGAACAATGGGTTGATATTTATACAGGTACAGAAAAAGGTACACAAGGTACAACGGCACTTGGTAAAGTAACAGTTTCTTTAGCAGGAGCTACAACTATACCTATAGGTTGATTATGGATATAGAAAAACTTAGAAAAGAATTAAAACTAGATGAGGGATGTATAAACGAAATTTATTTAGATCATCTAGGATATCACACTTTTGGTATTGGTCATTTAATAACTGATCAAGATAAAGAATGGGGCAAACCTGTGGGAACAAAAATATCAACAAAAAGAATTAACGAGTGTTTTAAAAACGATATAGAAATAGTTTTTAAAGAGTTAGATAGAAGTCTGTCTTGGTGGCGTGAGTTACCAGACGATCTACAATTAGTGTTAGCTAATATGTGTTTTAATTTAGGTATTACACGATTAAAAAAATTTAAAAATTTTTTAGGTGCTTTATCTAAACAAGACTGGGAACTTGCTGCTACGGAGATGATGGATAGTCGTTGGGCTACACAAGTCGGACAAAGAGCAGTAAGATTACAAAAACGTGTACTAAAAGGAGGTTAATTATGCCAATGCACAAAAGTAAAAGAAGTAAGGGCGGTATGATGAGAAAAATGTCTAAAGGCGGTTCTCTCAGAAAAATGTCTAAGGGTGGTTCAGTAAAAAGAAGGTCTAAAAAACGTAAAACTACTAAAAAGAAAAAGAAATAAGCTATGTCTTATTTAATTAGTAATATCCCACATTTTAAATGTTGGGTCAGACGAGAATTTACTAAGAATCATGAAGAATACCAAGATGAGTATATTCATGCACTAGCGATAGCGGTTACTACTATTCCCGACAGATCGTTAAGTTTTCAAGTAGTTTTTACTGGCGAAGAAGCTAATTGTGAAGATAATGACGAAGGTAATATTCACGGTGGTGCTATGTGGGCTAGAATGCCAATACAAGCATTAGTTGCTGACATCCCTAGTGAAGACTTTCCAGAACCTATGGAAGATCATATTGCTCAACCTTGGGATTGTGAATCAAGAGAACACTCAGTAGTTATTATGGATAGAGTTAGTTCTAGTCCTTGGCTTTGTAAAATAGACGGTGAATTTTATACAGGACGTTATATGTTTACCGTAGATTATACCGATAGCGATATTGCTGATGATCCTGCTCAACATAAACAATCCCATGTTTTATATATAACTGAAGATTGTAAATGGAAAGGTAATTTTGTTGCTTTACCTAATAACAGAGTAAGAGCTACTAGCCCTGCTTTATGGGTAACTGGTGATGGAGCACCTGATTTTAAACCCTCTCAGTGGGTTCATTCAGCAGAAGGTCATGAAAGTTATCTAGACCCTGCTATTACATTTAATAATTTATACGAAGATTAAAATGCCACATTACACTAAAGATTTAAATGAGATTGTAAAAGCGTTAAAAAAAGCTAGTAAGTTACACGCAGAACAAGCTAAAAAACTAGAAAAGATTAATAAAGATCAAAAAACTAGATATAGTTCAGCAAAAAAAGTAACTAAAAGAAAACCAATTAAAAAGAAGAAATAAATTATGGCGGCTAAAAAGAAAAAGAAAACTACTAAAAAGAAAAAAGGAGCTACGCCAACTAATCCTGCATTATACGCGAGAGTAAAAGCCGAAGCTAAACGTAAATTTAAAGTTTACCCAAGTGCTTATGCTAACGGTTGGTTAGTAAGAACGTATAAAAAACGTGGTGGTGGTTATAGGTAATGCCTAAGAAAAAACGCGACCCGAAAAAAGGCACAGGTAAAAAACCAAAAGGTTCTGGTAGAAGGTTATACACTGATGAAAATCCAAAAGACACGGTTAGAATTAAGTTTGCAACACCTGCTGATGCTAGAGCAACAGTGGCTAAAGTTAAAAAAGTTAAAAAACCTTTTGCTAGAAAAATACAAATACTTACTGTTGGTGAGCAACGAGCTAAAGTTATGGGTAAAACACAAGTAGCTAGTATTTTTAAACGCGGTAAAGAAGCGATTAGAAAAGCGAGGAAAAAAAGTGGCTAAACCTAAAGGCGGTTTATCCGAATGGTTTGGTAAAGGACCTAAAGGTGATTGGGTAGATATTGGTGCTCCTAAGAAAAAAGGTAAGTTTCAAAAATGTGGACGTAAATCCGCTAAAGGTAAATCTAAAAGAAAATATCCTAAATGCGTACCTAGAGCTAAAGCTAAACGTATGACTGCAGCACAAAGACGTAGTGCGGTTAAAAGAAAAAGAGCAGCAGGTAATCCAGGAGGCAAACCTACTAACGTAAGAACGTTTGCTAAAAAGAAAACTACTACAAAAAGGAGAAAAAGACGTGCCTAGAAAAAAGGCAAAAATGCCTAAACGTAATAAAAAGAATTTTAGAGCGACTAAAAAAGGTGCGGGCATGACGGCAGCAGGAGTAAAAGCGTATAGACGTATGAATCCTGGAAGTAAATTAAAAACTGCGGTTACAGGTAAAGTTAAAAAAGGCAGTAAAGCCGCTAAACGTCGTAAATCATTTTGTGCTAGGTCAGCAGGACAAATGAAAAAGTTTCCGAAAGCCGCAAAAAATCCTAATTCTAGGTTGAGACAAGCAAGAAAAAGATGGAAGTGTTAAATGCCAAAACATAGTAAAAAAGGTAAAAGTAAACGTCCAGGATTGTGGGCGAATATACATGCTAAACGTAAACGTATAAAAGCAGGCAGTAAAGAACGTATGCGTAAGCCAGGATCAAAAGGGGCACCGACTAAAAAGAATTTTAAACAAGCTAGGTCAACTACTAAAAAACGAGGTTAAAATGTATGAATATAGTTGTACAGTAGAACGTGTTGTTGATGGAGATACTATAGACGTAATTTTAGATTTAGGTTTTGATGTTTCTTTTAAAAGTAGAGTTAGGTTATACGCTATAGACACTCCAGAATCTAGAACTAGAAATAAAGACGAAAAAGCTAGAGGTAAATTAGCTGCAGCATTTTTACAAAACGCTATAAATACTGCAGAGCAAGTAGTTATTAGAACAGAATTAAAAGATTCCCGTGGTAAATACGGTAGAGTATTAGGCACCGTAGTTTGTGATGGAATAGATATAAATAAAACTATGGTAGAACAATATTATGCCGTAGCATATTATGGACAAAACAAAGAAGAAGTAGAGGAAACTCATTTACTTAACAGAGCTAAACTTATTGAGTTAGGTGTGTTTACTCCAGTAGAGGTTTAATATGGAAGAAAAAGTTATAGAAGATAATATTATTGTTACTAAAGAAGAACCAATAAAAAAGAAATTAGAATTAGATATAGACGTTACGCCTAATAACACAGGAACAAATCCTTTTCAAAAATGGGTACATTTAGCTAAAACTATAGATGCTTGGCGTATCTTTCCTAGAATTTTTGTAAGTGTTTATATCGTACTCCTTTACAAAGTTGTTATTTGGTTTATGGAACTACCCGAACCAAACTTAGAACAATCAGCGTTAGTATCAATAGTAGTAGGGGCGATGGCGGCAGTCTTTGGTATTTACGCTGGCACTTCAGGGCAAAGTAAAAACTTTAAAGGCGGTGATTAATGTCTTTAAAAATATTTCTTACAGAATTTAGATTTAAAGGAACTATTCACGAAGGTCCTAATATAGTTGCCGAATCTTTTGAAGACGCAGAAGAACAAGCAGAAAGCTATGGCGTAATAGTAGTAGGTATGTTAGACGGGATAATATCAGTTGAGGATTTAGAAGAATGCAAACCTATTTTACATTAATAGCTGAAGTTGGTTTTCCTATAGCTATGTCACTATTAGGTGGATTTTTTATTTTTCTCACCGTTAAATATATTTTAGAAAGTGTTGTTGCTCAAGTAGACGGTATTCATAATATCGTTACAGCGTTAGATAATCGAGTAAAAACTATGAATCACGATATGATTCGGGTTGATGCAACTATGTGTTCGGTTTTAGGTATAAGACCTGATTTAGAACGTATTGCTAGAGCAGACGGTAAAAACGACGCTCGTAGAGATTAATGGATAATATTGCAGTAATTATTAGTGAGTACGGTTTTCCAATAGTAGCTACCGTTGGGTTACTATATATTCTTTATTATATCTGGAACTTTATTACTAAAAATATAAAAGCTAAATTAGCAGACGCAAACGTTACCTTAATTGCTTTAATTGATCGAGTGCGTATGTTAGATAACGATTTAATAAGATTACAACAGAAACTAGATACCGTGATTGAATTACGGGAGTTAAAAGATGAAGAGCCGAAAGAAGACGAAGAATGAAATAGCGTTCGAAAATATTTTTGCTTTAACAGGCATGTTTTTTATTATTTTTACAATAATTTATTCTTCTTTTAGCCAAGCCGATGAAATGAAATTTACTTTTAAAAGTCCTAGTTTTTCAGGAATAGCAACTTCAGCACATTATTTAACGATAGAAAACCAAGAAAATACTAGAAAACAAAGTATTACTGATGCGTTAAAAGCTGCTGCTGATGAAGCAGAACGAGATTTAAATAATAGCACTTTAGCTCGTTTTATTAGAAATTTAGAATCTAGAGTATATGCTAAATTATCACAACAATTAGTAGATAATTTATTTGGCGAAACGTCTTCTACCGCAGGTACTATTGAACTAGAAGGAAACAAGATAGACTATGTCTCTGATGATACTACGATTACACTTACTATCACTGATGCCGACGGCGGCGAAACAATTATTACTTTTCCTCTTGATAGTTTTACTTTCTAGTTGTACTTTATTACAAACAGAACAAGCTATTGAAAACTTACAACCTTCAAGATTTGCTGAAGTTTCTGAAGTTATTAATGAAAACTTAGCTAATTTAGGTTTACCTAATATAAAACCTGTAGTGGCGGTATACCCTACCGCGTTCACTGATCAAACAGGACAACGTAGAAGTAATAGTACTTATGCTTCTTTTAGCACGGCAGTAACTCAAGCTCCTTATGCTTTATTAATAAAAGCGTTAAAAGATACTAGCAACGGTAATTTTTTCGAAGTAGTAGAACGTGTGGGTTTAGATAATTTAACAAAAGAACGACAATTAATCCGTAGTACTAGAAAAGATTTTAAAGAAGAACAAAAACTAAAACCTTTGTTATTTGCAGGTATTTTAATGGAAGGGGCAGTGGTTGGTTACGAAACTAATACACGTTCTGGCGGTTCTGGTGGTAGAGTATTAGGGATTGGGTTAAGTAAAGAATACCGACAAGATACCGTAACAATAAGTTTACGCACGGTCTCTGTACTCACGGGGCGAATACTTACCGAAGTTACGGTGACCAAAACTATTTTAAGTGTAGGTATTAACGAAGATATTTTTCGTTTTGTAAAAGATAATACTAGGTTAATCGAAATAGAAAACGGTAACGTAGAAAACGAAGGCGTAACCATAGCACTACAAGCAGCTATAGAAACAGCGGTTTACAAAACTATCATGGAAGGAATACAATATGATTATTGGAGTTTAAAACAATGAAAAAACAATTAATTTTATTAATAGTTTTATCTAATGTGCTTTGGTCAGCAGATAACGAAATATCTATTGACCAATCAGGTGCAACGCTTAATGCCGATATAGAACAATTAGGTTCGGGTAACTTAATCGGTGGAGCTTCAGCAGTAGCAGGGACGATGACACCATTAGATTTAGACGGAACTAGCATGACTTTAGATATTAATCAAATAGGTTCTAGTAACTTATTTAAAGGAGATATCAACGCCGATAACTATATTGGGTTCTTTGAATTTTCTGGTTCTAGTAATATTTTTGATATTCAAACAGACCCTACTAATACTTATTCTACTGACGGTTCTAACGTAAATATTTCAGTAACGGGAACGGCTAACGATATGTCTTTAGACCAAGGCACCGCAGCAATAGCAACTACCTTAGATTTAGATTGGATTATAAACGGCTCAAACAATACTATTGATTCCGATATCGATGTAGACTTAGCTACTAATTATATGAACGTTGATGGTTCTGATAATACTATCAATTATAACGGCGATGGTTATCAAGGCGGTCATTTTCACCTGAACCATACAGGAGGCTCTAGAGCTATAAATGTTACACAAGCTTCAACACTCGATAACGATTGGCTACGTGTCATTTCTAATGGTTCTAATGGTACTTTCTGTATCATCCAAAACGATCAAGGCACAGCAACTAGCTGCCCTTGAGATAGGAGCTATCGAAGAAGTATCTGGTTACGGACAAATAAGCCGCGATAAGGATTATAAAGCGGTAGTAGCATTTAATTTACAAGCTAACGATGAAGCTAAAACCGAACAAGGTAGATTAGGTTTACGTTTTGCTGATGATAGTAAAGTTAAATTAACTGAACATTCTACGTTAATTATTGACGAATATATTTACGACCCTAATCCGACTAAAAGTAAATTAGCGTTATCTTTTGCTAAAGGTACGGCTCGTTTTGTAACAGCTAAATTTAGTGCTATCCCTAAAGAAAATATGACGATTCGTACCGATTCAGCTACGGTAGCGATTCGTGGTACTGATTTTACTATTACGGTAGAACCCGATACAGGCGAAAGTTTATTTATTTTATTACCTGATGAGTTCGGTAATCCTTCAGGAGAAATATCGGTAACTACAGCTATGGGTGAGGTAATTTTAAATCAAGCATATCAAGCAACTACGACTACTACATTAGAAGCTAGTCCTAGCCCGCCTGTAATTTTAGATTTGTCGTTAGAGTTTATTGATAATATGTTAATTGTTACGCCACCTAAAAAAGCAGTACGTGTAGAGGAGGAGGAAAAACAAGAATTAAAAGACCCTATTTTAGATTTTAACGATTTAGATTTTGATTATTTAGCCGAAGAAAATTTAAAAGAAGATGAACAATTAGATTTCACTGAATTAGATTACGACGCATTAAACGTAAACTTTTTAGAAGATTTATTAAATATTTTAAATGAATTAGATAGTTTAGCTGACGATGATCAATTAGATCAATCAGCTACGTCTTCAACTATTCAAGGCACTAATATTGGTCAAGATACAAAAACTCAAATTACTACAGTAGTTTCAGGAGCACAAATAAGTTTAAATAGAACCGTAGGACAAGGTGCTACTTTAAATATTGATAGCGATAATAGTTATACGGTAATTTTAGAACAAGACGGTATTATGAACGAAGTTAAAGTAAACGGTGGTAGTGATTCAACAATAAATATTAGACAGGGGTCGGGGTGAAATATTTAAAAATTATTGCAATTATAGCAGTATTAAGTTTGCCGTTAGTTTTTAGTTTAGCTCCGCAAGAAATATTAAAATTAAAAACTTTTGATACGTTTGTTAAAACTCCTGAACCTTCAGGTAATTTTGTTGTGTTAAATATTACCGAAGAAGACGTTGATAATGAAGGTGGTTATCCTTTTCCTAGACAAAGATTAGCAGAAATACAAGTAGAATTATTAAACCAAGGAGCGTTAGGCGTTGGTTGGGTTATTGGTTTTCCTCATAAAGATCGTTTTGGTGGTGATAGTAATTTTAAAACTGCTCTTAGTTATGCTCCTTCGGTATTAGCATTGTTTGAAAATCCTAATGGTGAATACCCCGATACCGTAGGCACTGTTATTATGGGAGAAGGTAACGGTGGTTATTTAGCTCAAGGTACTATAAGAAATATACCCGAACTAAAAGCGAATGAAGGAATAGCTACCGCTCCCGTAGACGTAGATAACTTAGTTAGACGTATACCGCTTCTATATAGGACGCCTAACGGGTGGTTACCCGCTTTCGGTACCGAAGTACTAAAAGCTCTAACAGGGGCTAATACGTACGTTATTAAGACTAATACGAACGGTATAGAAGAAGTACGGGTAAAAGGTTTACCTGCCGTTAAAACGGATGGTTTAGGACGTAAGTGGGTAAGTTGGGTAGATACTCCAGAAACTAATTTGCAAGAGTTAGCCGTACAAAATAAATTTGTTTTTGTAGGCGTTACTGCTAAAGGCGTAATGCCGCAGTTAGCTACCCCAGTTGGATTACTTGAACCACACAAGGTACAAGCAGCACTAGCAGAATCAATATTGGTAGAAAATAGTCCATTTATCCCCGACTACAGTTTAGCCGTTGAAGTTTTAATATTAGTTATATCCCTGCTTTTAGTTTGGGTTGTGTTGAGCAACTTAGGCGTTACTGCAGGGGTTCTTTGTTTTAGTGCTATTATGTCTAGCACCGCTATCGGAGGATATTATGCCATACAACAAGGACTATTAATAGATACAACGTGGACTTTAATTAGTGAATTTATAACAGGAACGATTGCTTTTTATTTACGTTTCCGTGAACAATATAAATTACGTTTAGAAATTAAAAAACAATTCGAACATTATCTAGACCCTAGACAAGTAAAACAACTACAAAAGAACCCTGAGTTATTAAAATTAGGTGGTGAAAAAAGGTACGCTACTTTTTTATTTACTGATGTACGAGGTTTTACCGCTTTATCAGAAGCCGTAACCCCAGAAAAAGTAACTTATATTATGAATAAAGCTCTTACTGCTCAACAAGCCGCAGTACAAAAACACGGTGGTATGGTTGATAAATATATTGGTGATGCTATGATGGCTATATTTAATGCTCCTTTAGATATATTACATCATGAACAAATAGCGGTAGATTGTGCTAAAGATATTTGGCAAAATATGGCTGAACTTAATATAGAACTCCAAGCGGAAGGACTTCCTGCAGTAGCCATAGGCATAGGAGTAAACACAGGAGAAGCAGTAATCGGTAATATGGGTTCTTCTTCACGATTTGATTATACTGCTATTGGTGATGCGGTAAATACTGCGGCTAGGTTAGAATCAGGTACAAAAGATGCAGGAGTAGATATTTTAATAGGTGAAAATACGGAAAGTAGGTGTGGTTATCATTTAAAACCATTAAAACCTATAAAAGTAAAAGGCAAAGAAAAACCTTTAAAAATATATACTGTATGAAGTATAATCGAACTGTCAGTATTGAACTGCAGCTTACGAGACGGGCTTTAACTCGCTAATACGTTAATAAACGCAGAGGAAATAATGAGTTTAAGTTTAATTAAAACTCCAGAACTAACTTACCAAGAAGCGTGTGAGTTTTTTGATTATAAGAAAAACAAGCTAGAGTTTCAAAACAAAATAAAACAGTTTGAAGAAGCTGTTGCTAAACATTGTATTGAAAACAACAATCAAGAATTAAATTTACAAATAACAGGAGAAACTGAAGGAGCTGTTAGCCATAATTTTGCAGACGGTCAATATATACGTAAAATTGTTATGCCTAAAGGTTTATTAGTAACAACTAAAATACACGCCAAAAACCACCCTTATTTCATTTTATCAGGCGAAGCCTCAATATTTAGTGATAAAGGCGTAGAACGTATAAAAGCACCACATCACGGTATAACAGAAGCAGGAACTAAAAGAGCACTCTATATTCATGAACAATGTACTTTTATAACTGTACATAGAACAGATTGTATTAGTGTAGATGACGTAGTAAATGAAGTAGTCGTTGATGATTTTACAGAACTTAAATTAAAAGGTTTCGATATAAAACAAATAGATAAAATTATGGAGCAGTTTTAATGTCCTTTGCAGGAATAGCAACAGCAGTAGCTGTAGGAGTAGCAACAAACGTTATTACTAGCAAAATTGCTGGTAAACCTGACGCTCCTGAATCAATTTCCATTGGAGGAGGCACTGCACCTAGTTTAACTCCTGGACCTGATGCAGAAATTACTCCTGTAGAAGGTAGTCAAGTACAAGAATTTGGAGAGTTTACTTATGATGATCCTGCTAAACCTGTAGGAGAAGAAGATATTTTAGCTATGTTACAAGGCGTAGGAGTAAACCCTGCTGATCTAGATCAATTCGGTATCGCAGGAATGTATGTTGGGGGAGCGTTAAATGCTGCTAACGGCGGTGAATTAAATTTAAAAGAACTTTTAGCTAAAATTGATGAAGAACGTGGTTTGTTAGATTTAGATGCTAAACAATTAGAAGAATTTAAAACAAGTTTATTTGCAAAAGGACCTGAAAAAACAGGTATTATGGATTTAATTCCTGACATCGATTTTAAACAAACTAAAGACGTAACTTTATACGATAGTACTAGCCCTATGCCTATGCAAATAGATGGTGATTTAATGAAGGAAACTGGTTTAGCTTCTTTAGACGCTACTTTAAATCCTACACTAACAGAACGTTACGATAGCTTTATGAGTGGTTTTTCACCTCAAACACAAGAATTATTTGCAGGTTCTATAAATCAAATAGGTGCCGCATTAGGAAAACGTTTAGCTAGTGAACTTTTAGGGGATGACGAGCCTGCTCGTAGAGTTAGTATACAAAGAACACAAACACTACCGACAGGTGGTTTAGGTGCAAAACGAGATTATTTAAGAAATATACGACCAATAGACGGTACTGCTTTTGCGGGTAGTAGAGGTTTTAAAGACGGTGGGGTTTTAGATAGACCTATGTTTACACCTATGTTAGACGGTGGGGATATCGAAGGTCCAGGAGGTCCTAAAGATGATTTAATACCTGTTATGGCTAGTGACGGTGAATTTATGTTATCTAACGCCGCGGTTAAACACATGGGTAAAGGCAATCATCAGAAAGGTATCGCTATGTTAGAAAAATTTAATAAACAAGGTAATAGGAAATATGGCTAGTAGAGAAGAACAAGAATATTCAACCCAAGCCCCTGCGGGTTATATAGGCGATTTTTTACAACGGGATATTTTTCCGTATGCTCAGTCATTTTTAAAACAACAATTTGGACAATTAGGCGGAGACGACACTAGCCCGTTTACCTATACGGGTGATCGAGTAGCAGATTTTGACCCTAGAGAAACGAGAGGTATGCAATTAGCCGATCAAGCGATTGGGAGTTATAAACCATTTTTAGGTACGCAAGCTGATTTATTATCTGAGGCTGCAGGGACTATGCGTAGTGCTGCTGATATAGGCGGACAAGGTATTACGGCGGGATTAACCGCAGGACGTGGGCTAACAGGAGAAGCGGCAGGATTTACTAGAGGAGCAGGTCCTGATTTTTCTGCTGCTCGTGGTGGTTTAGGTAGAGCAGAACTTAGCGGTTACGGGGCGACAGGAATGTTTGACCCTAGTAGACAAGTTAGTAATTTTTATAACCCTTTTGAAGAACAAGTAGTACAACAAACGTTAGACGATATTAGCGAACGTTTCGGTAAAGCCGATATTGGGTTACGCGATCAAGCAATAGGAGCAGGAGCTTTTGGTGGCTCTCGTTCTAGATTAACCCAAGAAGAATTAGCTGAAGATGCCGCTAGAGGTGCTGCTCAACAAGTAGGAGCAATTCGTAGTCAAGGGTTTGAAGGAGCTAGAAATGCTGCTCAACAAGCGTTTGAAGCTCAACAACGTAGAGGTTTAGGATTAGCGGGTTTACAAGGACAATTAGCGGCTAGAGAGGGACAATTTGGCAGTGCTGAAGCTCAAGCGGCGTTAAGACAAGGGCAACAATTAGGAAGACTTGGACAAGCTGAATTTGGTATGGGTTTACAAGGCGGCACGGGTATTGCTAATTTAGGACAACGTTTAGGTCAAGGATTAGGAGCGTTAGGACAACAATATCAAGGATTAGCTACCACATTACCTGCGTTACAGCAACAAGATATAAGTCAACAAATGGCTCTTGGTGGATTAGGTAGAGGTAGAGATCAATCATTATTAGATTTAGCTTACCAAAACTTTGTTGGTCAATACAATTTACCAATGCAAACGTTACAAAATGTTGGAGCATTAACCGCTTCGTTAGGACCGTTAGCAGGTGGTTACGGTTATGCTGGCGGAGCACAACCAGCAGCAGGAGCTTTCGCTCCTAATACAGGCGGTCTCCCTGGAATAGCGAGTCTTCCTGGAAGTGTAGGTGCTCCTTCTGCAGGATTACCCACTATAAATCCGCCAATACAACCACCGATAACAACGCCGCCTGTGCCATTAGGACCATTTCCTCAAATAGGTATTTTTGGTTTAGGCGGTTTTGATATAGGTAACGCGGGGTACTCCATTTATTAGTTATGGCTAACGGTATAGCAGGTTTACGTCCTTTTCCAACGTTCGGTGGCGATAAAGCAGGTGGTATTACACCTGTTACTTTAGCACCTACTACTCCTAGATTTCCTAACGTTAGTGGTAGAACATTTACTACTCCGCCGAGAGACGATATAAATCCGTTAGCGTATCTTGCACCAGTAGGTTTAAGTTTTTTAGCTGATAAATTATTTTCTGGTAAAACAGAACCACTACCTGTTCCTGATAAAGATGCTAGTGATTTAGTACAAGCAGAATATTTAGCTGAACAAATTTACGGTCCTAGAAGAGAACAAACCACAGGGCAACGTATTGGGGAATTAGCTACGCAATACTTACCTGCATTACTTACTGACAATGATAAAGAATTAGCCGCATTTATTAATACCGCTAGTTCTTTTGATAAAGCTAGAAGCGACCGTGCTAAACTCACTGATACTGCTAGACAAACTTTTATAGCACAACAATTAAAAGATGAACCTGATCAACGAGTAACTTTAATAGATTTAGATAAACAAAAATTAGGTATACAAGATATTCGTCAAGGTAAATTTGATCCTAAAAAAGGTTATTTTGTATTAAATGATGATAAAACTGATTACATAAATGTTTTAGATTTACCAAATACAAATTTTGTAGACGTAAAAGTGTTAGGAGAAACTCCTGATTTTACTAAATTACGTGGTAAAGGTTTAACAAAATTTGACGAATTAGATAAAACAATACAAGAACAAGATACTAATACTTTAAGATTTTTAACGAGTACTAATAGAACATTAGATTTTTTAGAAGAAGGTATTAAAAGTCCTGATAAAAATCCTGTTACTTTAGTAGCTAATATGGCAAATGCGGCTAATAGCGTAGCTTCAAATTTTAATCAAATTTATGTAATGTCAGGAGGCGATGCTTTATTTGCTACTCCAGAAGATGTAAAAAATAATACTGCAGGAGGAGACGGTAGAACAGGTACAGGACAAAATGCTTTAGCATTAGTTCAAGCATTACAAAGCGGTAATCAAAATGAAATAGACGCAGCAATAAAACAGTTTGATGAATCAGGAGCAATGGCAGCAACGGGTCAATACGGTACTATAAAAGAAGCATTAGGAGATATAGCGTTTGCTAATGTTAGAACTAGAAGTTTATTATTACAATTAGCTTATAGTGCCGCAGCTACTGCAGGACAAACTGGTAGAACATTATCAGATAAAGATTTAGCGTTCTTTTTACAACAAATAGGTTTTGGAGCTACGCAAGATGCTGAGGTTTTATATAGTAATTTAGTAGATTTTGCAGAAACAACAATAAAACAAAATGATGCAGGATTAGCTTCGACTTTAGCACTTGGTCGTTTACCAAGATTTAAAACAGGAGATAAATATTCTGACGAAATGTTAAATCTTTTTGAATTTTATTTTAATTTCGAAGACGGTCAAAACACAGAAACATATACGCGTAAAAACTTTGCAGACCGTTATGGAAATGAAGAAGTTTATAAAAATTTTATAGAACGACCAAGATATAGAAAAACTGATGGTTCGACAACAACAAAAGATCAACCAGAAAATATTTTAGATTTTCAACTAAACGTAGAAGATATTTAATATGACTTTTGAAGAAAGATTAAATTTAACTGCAACGGAAGTTGGTAATCGAGCGTTAGTAGTTAACCCTAATTTAACTTTTTCTTCTATTTTTTCTCCCGATGAATTAAAAATTGCAGCTTTAAAAGCTGACCCCGAACTACAAGCATTAGCTAGAACCCAACTCGGCGACGAAATAGTCGATAAACAATTAACTGATTTTCAAATTATTAGAGATAGAAAAATACCTAAATATGATTTACCCCCTATTAATTATGATATGGCTGTTCGACACCCTGCTTATACCACAAGATTAAAACAATACGAACAAGCGTTAGAAGAAGGTCCTAGTTTAAGAAATTTAAATCCTTTTACCGTAAACCCTAGTTTAAGTCCAGGACAAAATTTAATTAATATGAAACCTAGTGAACCTTTTGGTATTAATAATGCAAGAGAGATAGCTAGTTATGGTATTGATCCTGCTAAAGAAATAGATTTTGATGGTTTAATAAAATTTAAATCAGGTTTAGCTTTTGGAGGTCCTAGAACCTATACCCCTAAACAATTAAATTATGCTAAAAATTATATGGGACTTAGCACGTTAGCTATAAAAGAAAACCCTGAATTAAAAGGAGAGTTTGCTAATAAACTTCCTGGAACATTTAGTTACGTAAACCCCAGTAAACCAGAATTAGGTATACGTTATGACGAAGAGGGTAAAGCTCCTGTTATGTTTGATTCACCTTTAGTTGGCGGTATAGATTTTTTAGAGTTTGGTTTACAAGAAGGTCCCGTTTTAGCTGCTGAAATATTTATTGGAATGAAAGGTTTGAATAGGTTTGATGATTTTTTAAAACAATTTCCTAATATTAATACAGGTCCTATTAAAAAAATAGGAGAAAGCGTTGCAGGTAATTTAATATTAGCAGGAGGAGCAGCAGGCACGCAATTAATACAACGTTTTGTTGGAGCTAGTTATAACGCTCACGATATGAACTTTACTGATATGTTAGAGGAAGCAGGTTGGATTGGTTTATTAGCATACGGAGGAAACCAAACTATTGACGTATTTCTAAACGGTGTGCCTAAAATCTATCGAGCAATAGCAGGTAAAGACGTAGGTGCTGCAGAGATTAAAGAAATTAGAGCAGCGATAGAACGAGTACGAGCTAGTAAAAAAGGTGAAAAAGCTACGACTGTTGCGGGTAAACCAGAAGAAATTACTTTGTTAGATGTTGATGAAGCTATTGAAGAATTAAGTTTAGAAATCGGCGAAGATTTACCTAAATATAACCCTACTATAGGTAAAGGTTCAAAAGTACAATTTATAAATGATATAGAACAATTATTAATAAGTAATTCTAGTAATCCAAAATACACAAAATTCTATAATGAAGTATTTAACGGTAATGAAAAAACAATACAAAAATTTTTTTCAGGCTTGTTTGATAATTTACAAAATAGCCGTACCGCTAACGAAATAGGTAAAGATTTAACACAACGTTTTGAAGCTAATAAATTAGATTTTATTGAACAAGGTAACGATATTGTAAACCGTTTAGCCCAATCTTTAGATAATATAAACTTAGCAGGTAGTCCTAAAGGTGTTAATTTATTAAACGAAGTTTTTGATGAACAAGCTAGTAGTAAATTATATAACCGATTTACTACTGAAATTAATGCTGCGTCTAGAGAATATAAAGAACAATTAGCTAATAATGTAAACGAAGCTATTAATATACCAGAATTAGGCGGTACGATTTCTGCTAGAGAAATTAGAAAAGAAATGTCAGCTTTTGAAAATATTAATAAAAGTAAATTGTTTACTGCTGGGGGTAAAAAAACTGAAAATACTTATTATGAACTTTTTTCTGAAGAAGCTAGAGACCGTTTAACTAGATATAACAATGGCGATATTACTTTACCTGAATTAAATCAATTAAGAATGGATTTAAATAGTTATATGAATACATTAAATCCACAAAAAGCGGTAGATCAACGAGTTTTCCAAGCGACTAAAAATTTACAAGACGCTATTGAAGGAGAAATTTATAACTTTATGAAAAGAAAAATAGGAGTAAGACAAGCAGACGAAATACAAAATATTTTTCAAGCACAAAAAACAGGTACAGAATTAGCTAATCAAGAAATTATTGTAAATTTAAGTAGACAACAACCAGAATCTGTAGTTAATTATATTTTTTCTACTAATACAAAAAACGCAGACAGTAATAGTAGAGTAAAAAGTTTAGTAGAATTTTTTAAAAAGTCAGGTAATCAAGGACAATTAGCTAATTTACAAAAACGAACGTTAGATTATATTAGGACAAATTTTTTAGATTTAGCTGACGATACCGCAGGTAATTTAGCGGCAAATTACAAAACTTTTTTACAAACTAATAAAGGCACTTTAAGAGAATTGTTCGGTAAAGATATAAGTGAGTTTAGTGCGGCTAATATACAAAAACAAGTTATACAACCTATAGAAAAATTAGAACGTGGTTTACGTTTAGCTGAACAAAGGTTTGGTACGGGTGAACCCATAAATATTGTTACTAGAATTTTAGGAGCGGGACCTGATCAAAAAGCTAGTGGTGAACTTATTGATGATATTAAATTTATTGAAGATTTAATTGCGGATAATGCTGAATTAAAAACAGAAATAGCTGATGCTACTAAATCTTATTTAGCAATACGTTTAACTGATGCCGATGGTTTATTTAATTTAAATAAATTAGATCAATTACTAGAAGGTGGTTTTGGTTCTAAAGATTTAGTTGGTTTAGATTTATCTTTTGATGGAGTTTACGGGCGATTATTAGGTGACGAAAGTCCTAAATTTATTAAAAATTTAAAAGTTTTACGAGATATGGCAACTAGAGAGTCAGACCGTATGACTTCAGAAGTATTCAATAGAGCTGAGTTAGCTGCACAATTAGGTGATCCACAAATAAACTTTTTAAAACGAATGATTATTCCACCGTTAACGAGAATAGGTAGACAAACTACGGCAATAGAAGGTTCTATAGGTCAAAGAAACCAAGCATTTTTAGGTGAACTTTTAATGGACGAGAAATTATTTGATGCTTATATAGGAGCAATTACCAGTAGAAAGAAAATTAATAATTTTATTAGAATAGCTAATACTCATCACTCAGTTATGGTTAATGATATTGGTAATGAATTAAAATATTACGACCCTGTAGAAAAAAGAGATAATAGACAACCGCTACCTACAAGAGATACATTAAATATCCCAGAAGAAATAATAAAAGCATACAATCAATTGGTAAATTAATAATGACTAATTTTTATAATAATTTATTCGATACTCTAGCGGTTACAGACCTTAGGCGAGAAGCTAACAATGCTCGTAATACCGCTACTGATCAATACGAAGCAGACGTTGCTAATTATTTAGACCGTGAAGTTGGGGCTATAGAAAAAGGTATTGCAGGTTTATTAGATGAAAAATTAGAGTTTTCTAGGAATTTAGGCGATAACGTAACTAGTACTTTTACTTATGATTTTGGCGATAACCAAGCTAATTTAGGTATAGAAAAAAGGTTTGCTAACGGTGGTCAAATAGCTAATAATGGTATTATGCAGTTGCCGATGAGCGAACAAGGTGATAAAATGACAACACAAATGTTTCAAAACGGTTTTAGACCCAGGAGATAACAATGGCAGGTATAGAAGATTTAACTAATATGATGATGACAGGCACTAGAACTGATGTACCGCCTGTACAAGGACCTCCAGTACCTGCTGGTGGACCTCCGCCTATGGCAGGACCTGTTTCTATGGGCGAACCTAGAATGGCTGCTAATGAACCACGTATGGACCCTATGGAAGGTGAGATGAGTATAGAAGGTGATGCAACAGCTTTAGCTCAGGCAGTCGTTGGTAGAACAGGTGGTGATATAGCTTCCGCTCGTGCCGTATTAGCTCAAGCTGATATGTTGTTAGCTCAAGCTGATAATCGTCAACCACGTATGGCAGCTGATGGTGGTGAATTAAAAGTTGTTCCTGAAGATAATCCAGGATTAAGTAAACTGCCTGAGGAAGTACGAAACCGTATGGGCTATAAGAGTATGGGTGGACCGTTGTACGCGGCTGAAGGCAGGGAGATATCTGATGCTGATTTATCTAGATTTCTTATTCCGCCTTTAACTCAATCTTTAACTCAATCAGGTAGAGCAATGTCTGCTAAAGATGCTGATATGTTACGTCAAATGATAATGAATAGTGTTGGTCAAACAAAAAGAACTTTTTCTAATAAAGACATATCAGAAATTATGAAAAATGCAAATGTATTAAAAGAATCAGGTAGAGATATGTCTGATAAAGATAGAGAAATAGCTTTAGAAAGTATGCGAAACTATAGAAGAAACTAGCTGATCCAGTCTTTCCACTTTTCATCGCCTAAGACTTCTTGAGCAAGATTTAATTTATTACGTAACGCTTTTACGATTTTTTCGTCAACCGTACCTTTAGCAACTAAATCAATATACGTTACTTTATTTTCTTGTCCTATACGATGAGCACGGTCTTCAGATTGTAAACGTTTTTCTAAGTCGTAATTATTACTGTAATAAATAACATTACTTGCGGCAGTTAAAGTAATACCATAACCGCCTGTTTGTACATTACTAATTAAATACTGTAGTTTAGAGTTAGGGTCTTGAAAACGATTAATTATTTGTTGACGTTCTTCATCTGGTGTTTCACCGTAATAAGTAGCCACTGCTTCAACACCTACAAATTCTTGTAACGTTTTTAATATCCTTTTTATATCATATTGATAATTAGCCCAAATAATAGTTTTACCTTGTGTTTCTGCTAATACATCAATGAGAGCATCTAAACGATTATTTTTTATTTCTACTTCTTCGCCTTGGTCGTGTTTAACGAAACCACAAACTACTTGATGTAATCTTAATATCTGGGTTAAAATAGAAGTAACGCTTACTAATTCATTTGATTCTAATTCCGCTATCGCATAATCTTTTAGTTCTTTATAAACTTTCTTTTGTTCAGGAGTTAGTTCTACTTCCCTACGTTGATAAACTTTAGCAGGTAAATCTAAACATTCTTTTTTCAAAACTCTGTAAGAAAACCCATTTACTTTAGTAGTTAGTTCTTCTAAATTTTGATAACCAACTACTTGTCTAAATGTTCTAGCCCCCATATTCCTATTAATAAGTTGAGCGTAACGATTTTGAAAAGAATAAAAAGACGTATACCCTAGTAATTGGTCTGATAAAAAAGCACTTTGACTATATAAATCTAATGGTGATTGTGTAACGGGAAAACCTGTTAAAATCCTACGGTATTTTGTATTGATAGCTAATTTCAATAAGTTCTTAGTCCGTTGGGCTTTAGGGTTTTTTATGGTAGTAGATTCATCTACGGCGATTAAACAGTTATGTCCCATAATAAATTTTTCTACAAAAGTTACCCCTTTTTTAGTACTAAACGCTTCAACGTTTACAATTAATATTTTTAAATCATCGCTAGGTAGAAATAAATCAGTAAGGTTTTTCTTTTGTTGTTTAGTAGGAGCAGGATTCCATACCGCTATTTGCCGTAGTACGTGTTCGGGCATATGTGTAGGTATTTCTTTTTCTGACCAATTACGATATACACCTTTAGGAGCGACAATAACTGCGGCATTAATACCACCTTTATCATAAAGTACGGAAATATTATCGATCAATACTTTCGATTTACCCGTACCCATTTCCATAAAGTACGCGTATTCTTTTTTATTCCAAGAACGTTTTAACGCTTCTAGTTGGTGCTCGTACGGCTCCGTTTTAAATTTATATTGCATGTTCTTTCTAATTTCTAAAGTTGATTATATATTACAATTTATAAAAAATATAATCCAAAACTAATAGATTCCTCATGCCCTCTAATAGCTTTTACCTAAAAGTAATATTGACGAATCCTTTTATAACGGTAAAAATTTAAGAGCAATATTAGTTTATTAACGATATTAGTAGCTTTTTATTATTTTGTTTAGTAAATTTTTATTTTAAAAAACATAATATCCGTAATAACTTTACTTTGTCGTTACTGATATATATTATTTAATTACTAGAAATTAGAAAGGAGAAACATGACAGTATATGTTGTACAAGAAGTTCCAGGACGAAATATCGCCTCTGCTCGGCAGTACGGTGACTTCGAAGTCTTATTACCTTCTAACACACAAATTATGTTAAGTGCCTCTCCTTCGGTACGTAGGATGAAAAAAATCTTACAAGATTACAAGACAGAAGATTATTTACTTCTAATTGGTGATCCTGCGGCTATAGGTGTAGCGTGTTCAATCGCTGCGTATTTTAATCGAGGAAGATTTAATATTCTTAAATGGGATAGACAAGAGGGTATTTATTATCCTGTTGAAATCGACCTACATCAAAAAGGAGAGTTAGATGACTAAACCTACGTTCGAAGAACTTGTTGGGGAAGACGGCGTCCAGGAATGGAATAACGAAGTTTCCGATAGCGAGTTATCTACCGTTTCTGTTTTAGCCAATAAACAACTACAACTAGCTAAAGAATTAGAACAGTTAGAACTAGATGTAAAAGCTAAAAAAGAAGAACTTAGATTAACTGCAGAACAAGAGCTACCTGATGCTATGGCAGCAGCAGGGCTAAATGAGATTACTCTTAGTACGGGTGAAAAAATATCCGTCGGAGAATTTTATAGTGCTCATATTTCTAAAGCTAATCAAGAGATAGCGTATAGGTGGTTGATAGATAACGGACACGAGGGTTTAATTAAAAACGAAGTTTTAGTTAAATTTAATCGTGAAGAAAGCCAAGCGGTTGATCAAACCGTAGAAGCTCTTAAAACCCGTGGACTAGACCCACAAATAAAACAAAGCGTTCATCCTAGTACGTTAAAAGCGTTCGTAAAAGAACAACTTACTACGGGGAAGGACATTCCATCAGAACCATTTGGTATCTATATAGGTACTAAAGCAACTATAAAAAAGGATTAATATGCCTGAAGAAAAAACTCAAATAGCTGAGAGTCAAAAAACAGCAATAGCTACTTTCGATGATACTTTATTATCGGGTGGCACAGGACTAGAAGAAACTACTACGGAAGATTTTGCAATACCGTTTATTCGCGTATTACAACCTATGTCTCCGCAGTTAATAAAGTCTAACGGTAGCTATGTAGAAGGAGCTAGTGCAGGAGATTTATATAATACTGTTACTGGTGAAACTTACGACGGTGAGAAAGGTATAAATATTGTACCTTGTGCTTATAATAAGAAATTCATCGAGTGGATTCCTAGAGAAAAAGGTGGTGGTTTAGTAAATGCTGGACACGATATGTCTATACTTAGTAAGTGTAAACGTGATGAAGAGTCTAGAAGATACTATACTTCCGAAGGTAATGAGATAGTAGAAACTGCACAGTTTTTCGTATTAATTACCGACCCTACGCCACAACAAGCAGTGTTGGCATTTACATCTACTCAATTAGGCGTGGCTAGAAAATGGCTAACTATGTTACGTATGGCTAGAGTACAAAACTCTAAAGGAGAGTCCGTTGAGGCACCTATGTTCGCGTTTACTTATAATCTAGCGTCTACTACTCAATCTAACGATAAAGGTACGTGGCATGGTTATAGTGTTAATCAAACAGGGGCTACTGATTTAACAACTGCAAAAATAGCTAAAGAATTTATGTCAGCGGCTAGATCAGGTGAAGTTAAAGTTAAAGAGGAGCTACAAGCAGACGACGTAACGTTAAATGAAACTATCTAATCGGGAGATAACTTATGTCGTTAGCAGAGCAATTTGCTATACGATATGCGGGGCTACGCCAAGCATACGGGACGTTCACAGCTACTGATGATCTGCGAGAGGACGGTAAAGCAAACGGAAAAAATGTAACTATCTCTAAAGAGTTATCTGACGATGATCTTCTAAAATTATGGGAAGGTCATCTGTCGGGTGAGCAAAGTGTAGGGATTGTACCTATAGACGAAAACAACATGTGTGTTTGGGGTGCTATAGACGTTGATGAATATCAACTAGATTTAAAAGGTTTGGCTAAAAAATTAGTTAAACATAAATTACCGTTAGTGCTTTGTCGTAGTAAAAGTGGTGGAGCACATATTTATCTTTTTATAGAAGAACCTGTTTCAGCTAGTTTATTACAACGTAAGTTACGGCAGTTAGCGGCTTCTATTGGCTTCGGACAAGCAGAGATATTTCCTAAACAAACACAGTTGTTGTTAGAACGTGGCGATAGAGGTAGCACTTTAAATATGCCTTACTTCGGAGGTGAAAACTCTACCCGTTATGCTTACGGTAATAAAGGTCAAGCTCTAACTCCTGAGGAGTTTTTAAAATACACCGAAGAAATTACGTTTACTAAAGCTGATTTAGAAAAATACGAAGCGACACCTTTAACCGAGTCCGTTGATTGGTTAGACCAAGCACCGCCTTGTTTACAGCATTTAGTTGTACAGGGTTTTCCTAAAGGTACAAGGAACTCTGGTTTATTTAACGTAGGTGTGTTTTTACGTAAGAAATACCCAGACGATTGGGAAAAACGTTTAGAAGATGTAAATATGCAATACATGCAACCGCCGCTAGGAGCACAAGAAGTATTAACGATAGGCAAACAATTACAACGTAAAGATTATTTTTATCGGTGTAATGATCAGCCGATAGCTAGTCATTGTAATAGTCCTTTATGTAGGACTAGAAAGCATGGCATAGGGGCTAATGGTGGTACGCCACTATTTAGTAATTTAACTAAACAAGACAGTGATCCGCCTATTTGGTTTTTAGATGTAGAAGGGGGTAGATTAGAATTAGAAACAGATGATTTATTAAATCAAAATAGATTTCAACGTAAATGTATGGATGCGTTAAATAAAATACCGCCGAAAGTAAAAGAAAACGTTTGGCGACAAATAATACAACAGTTACTAGATTCGTTGACCGTAGTAGAAGTACCTAAAGAATCTTCTACCGAAGGACATTTTATGGAGTTGTTAGAAGCGTTTTGTACAGAAAGACCTGCTAGAGAACGTGATGAATTATTATTACATAAACCTTGGACAGATAAAAATAAAACTTATTTTAGGTTAGCAGATTTGATGGAGTATTTACATAGACATAATTTTAAAGAATACCAACGTAATAGATTAACTTCTAAATTAAAACAATTAAATGGTGAGCCATACTTTTTTAATATTAAAGGCAAAGGTATTAATGTTTGGTACATAGATGAATTTGTAGCTCAAGACGAAGAACACGACTTACCTAATTTTGATGATAGTTTATTATGATTAAATTTTATAAAAGTAAATTTAACGGATTTAACCCATTGATAATGGAGTGGGACGAACCTGTAAATAGAAGGTTTAACGGAAAAGAAATACAAGGTAGAAGAACTAAAGCGTTTGGCACTGCTGATTTCGAATACGCAGGTAGACTGTATAAACCTGTGCCTTGGACACAACCTATGAATTATATCAAAGGTAATTTAGAAACTTTTATAAAACAAGAATTTGGTAGAACCGTTGATTTTAATTTTTGTTTATGTGGTTATTATGGTATTGATGGTAAAGGTATACCACATCATTCTGATACTGTACCAACGTTAGATGATTTAGTTGTTTCTATATCGTTTGGTTCGCCTAGACTATTTCAGTGGCAAGAATATAAACGTAATATTAAAGAACATACTGCAACAAGTAAAATCAACACACACTACATACCTAAGAAAAGATTGACTAATTATTTAATGGAAAATGGTGATACTTTCGTATTTGATGGTCGCTCACAGATGAAAGCTACTCATGCAGTACCTGATGTTATAGGTGGTGGAGAGCGGGTTAATTTAACTTTTAGGACAGGGATATGACGTTACCTGTTCATACTCAAGTAATTCTTGGACCTCCTGGAACAGGTAAAACTAGCACTTTATTAGGGTTAATAGAAGATGAATTAGAAAAAGGTACAAAACCAGAAAGTATTGGCTTTTTTACATTTACTAAAAAAGCCGTAAACGAAGGTAAAGAAAGAGCGATGCAACGTTTTAATATCGCTAATAAAGACTTACCGTTTTTTAGAACTTTACATTCATTAGCGTTTAGACAATTAGGACTGAGTAGAGAAAGTGTTATAAGTCATTCAGATATATTAGATTTAAATGAGAAACTAT